TATTTTTTTTTTTTTTTATAAACAATGAATTCATTCCTCTTATAAATTATGGATATTTTTTCTTTTCAGAATGAAAAACACCCTTGTTCATAAGTGTCGGATCATTCAAATTTACTTCTCTATGTTTTGGAAGAATCAATCCTTCTGGTTTTCTTGTGGACGTAATTGTTACAAATTGGTCTAAAGAATTATGAAATGTCTTTATAGTACGTACAAGTGATTTATCAATATTATTTGTTTCATTATTACTTAAATCATTGTTATTTATTATTTTATTTTTGATATTATAATTATTTATATCATTATTTATATCATTATTTAAAACATTATTTAATACATTGATTTGTGTTTTATTGTCTTGTTGTTCCTCAATATCTGCATATTCTTTTTGTAAAATATCATGACTATCAGATACTTTAAAGTAATGAATACATGATTTTACGTAATTATCAAAAGCATATTTTACGTCAGGTAATAAATTTATTGGTTCTTCTTTCGATAAAAGCAATTCTTTTGTTAAACAATAAATACGTTTTCGATAGAATTTTATCTCTTCTTCATTCATGGATTTTGAAACTTGAGATGCTACATATTTTTCATATTGTTTTTTATTCATTAAACAATTTAATGTAATTTGATTGATTAAAGCTTCCGACATTTTATATTATAATGTTTTATAATAGCAAATAAAATATTATAATTTTTCGTATTTTAGAAATGAATAAATATAAACTATTTATATACAAATATAATATTAATGATATATAAAATGAATCCATCCGCAAATACAAAAACTGAATGTGTAAAAGATTATCATGAACAAACAAATCATCGTATTTATGATCGTAATATTCCTTCACAACCATTACAACCTTATTTAGATGTGAGACCTGTATTAACAAAATATTCATATTTCCCTATTGTAGATCCTAGAAAGGATGTAAAGGTTCGCTTGCATCAAATGCCTACTTATAATCAGCATGCAGTTTTTAATCCAGGAAATACTCAAGGACCATGGTCAGGTTTTGCCTCTGAAATAAATAAAGAATCCGAATTGAGAAACCAGATTTTCGCATTACAGAAATGTAGTCAAGCTGTTTATGTTCCTAAAAGTACAAGCGATTTATATCAATATTCTTTTAAACCCACACAAGTAGATGGAAATCCTCATAATTTGTTATTTGAGAATGAGCAATTTAGCAGTTTCAATCCAAATCCTGCACCAAATATTTTGGGTGTTGGTTTATTTAATAATTGTACACGCGTTCAAGTAAAGGATTTAACTGATAATTCACCGTCTTGTTAAAAATCAATATAACAAAATATATATAAAGATTTATCATTTTATCTTTATATACATGTGTGGAATTTTTGCTTTATTTAACTATGATTTTAATGTATACATAATGCTTTATTCTATGAACGAAATAAATGAAGAATTTATGAAAGGTCAGGGTCGCGGTCCAGAATCTTCTGTTTTAAAAAAATATTTTAAATTTATATTAGGATTTCATCGATTAGCAATAAATGGTTTAAACGAACAATCAAATCAACCACTTGTAATAGATAATATTATTCTTATTTGTAATGGAGAAATATATAATTACAAAGAACTATATAAAATGATGTCAATAGAACCTAAAACCGACTCTGATTGTGAAGTTATTATTCACCTTTATAAACGTTATGGTATTGAACAAACCTTACAAATGCTTGATGGGGTTTATTCATTTGTATTGTATGATGAGCGCTTTAATGAAGAATTATCAAATAATATTTATGTTGCTCGTGATCCATTTGGTGTAAGGCCACTTTATTATTTAAAAAATAAGGGTAGTAATACAAATCATTCATTTTATGGTTTTGCGAGTGAATTAAAATGTCTGACCAAATTTTATAACGATTATTCAAAAGATTATTCATTGGAACAATTTGCACCAGGAACATATAGTGTTTTTAATATTACAGGTAAAATTAATTCTTTATGGAGACCAATTATTGAACATAAACCTTATTTTATTCCTTCTTTTTCTTATCCAAATTATTCATTTCAGTCAATTCTAAATAAGGATAAATATTCTATGGTTTCTCAATATTTAACTGATGCGGTGTATAAAAGATGTCTAACAACAGAACGTCCAATTGCATGTTTACTTTCTGGTGGTCTAGATAGTAGTTTAATTTGTGCTTTAGTCAATCAATATTATAAAATAAATAAATACGAAAATCAATTAGAAACATATAGCATTGGACTTGCCGGGTCAGAAGATCTTAAATATGCACGTATTGTTGCGGATTATTTGAAAACCAACCATACAGAAATTATTGTGACGGAACAAGAAATGTTTGATGCAATTCCAGAAGTAATTTATGTGATTGAAAGTTATGATACAACTACTGTAAGAGCTAGTATTGGAAATTATTTATTAGGAAAATACATTTCGAAACATAGTGAAGCAAAAGTCATTTTTAATGGAGATGGTTCAGATGAATTATGCGGAGGTTATCTTTATATGAATCAATGTCCCGATGATATTGAATTTGATAGGGAAACAAGGAGATTATTAAAAGATATTCATACTTTTGATGTATTGCGTTCCGATAAATCTATTTCGACTCATGGTTTAGAGCCTAGAACTCCTTTTTTAGATAAGACATTTGTAAATCATTATCTTTCTATTCCTCCTTATTTTCGAAATCATAAAAATATGAATAAATGTGAAAAATTTTTTATAAGAGAAAGTTTTTCTTTAAAAAATTATAAAGATTATGAAAATAAACAATTGTTACCGGATAGCATTTTATGGAGAAAAAAAGAGGCTTTTAGTGATGGGGTTAGCACTCATGGACGTTCACTTTACAAAATTTTACAAGATAAAATCGCATTGAAATTAAGTGATGGTTATAAATCCAATATTGATACAGAAAAATATTATTATAAAATGATTTTTGATCAATATTTTCCTGATTTACAATCAATTATTCCTTATTATTGGATGCCGAAATATACAAATGCGACTGATCCAAGCGCTAGAACTTTAGAAATTTATCAAAACAATTGTTCTATATAAGAAATTTATATTATATGAGAAATTATTCATTATATAAGAAATATTTATTATATAAAAAATATTCATAATATATAATAAATGATTTCATTACAAGATAAAGAAAAAATATATACATATGTTATTTACTTTACTTATTTTTTATATATTGTGGTTGCTTTGGGTTTATCTAGAAATGCTCCAAATTATTTAAAACATTTAGATTCTTTTATTCGTTTGTTTGTTTCATTGTTTTTAATTGTTCAATTCAATCCTCTAAGAAAAGTAACAGATTTTAATGAATTTGACAGTAAAATCGCGTTTAGTGCGGGTGTATTTACTTTTACCACAACTACAGTCAATCAGCTATTACTAAATTATTTTACTAAAATTAAAGAAACTATAAAAAAACAGGTTAATTAATATAAATTTTTATGAGTTTTGTTTCGCCTCTTTATAAAAGTCTTTCTCGTTTTAGTTTTTTTTACTTTTGTATTCAAAGATTTGTCGAAAAATTCTTTTAAATGAACTAATATTTGTTTGCTTATTATTTGATCTACTTCATGTTCTTCTTTTTTCTTTATGTTAATCGTATAATTATATAATTCAAATTCTTTTTTCATAAATTGTTTGAATTCATATGATTCAATTAAAAGATTTTTACTTATTTGACTATTTAAAAATCGCTCAATCATTGTTTCCAAAGTTAGATCATGTATATAAGGTTTTAAATTGATATAATAAACGTTTTTATTTATCATTCCGGGGAAAAAATTATCATCTATAAAACAAATTTCTGCATCTAAAGGTAATTTGGAACAACGAATTAAATCATTATATGATTTATCATGTGTTGTTCTATATACTTCTATTCTTTTACCGTTTATTTTAAATGCTGCGATAATTTGATCAAATAAAGTGAAATGTATCTTGGTTTCAAAATAACTTTTTATTTGATACGCCCATGATGACGACCCTTGATTATTTGTATAAATCATTAATTTATCACAACAATATGATTCTTTTTTGGATTTTAAATAATTTAATATTTCTAATATATTGGGTCTTAAAAATTCAGGATACAAATCGAGTAATTCATTAAAAAATTGTTGATTTTGAATTGTTTGATTTATATATCTGTTTAAACAATCATAAAATATACCAAATTCTACAAAATATCCTAATGTTTCATCTAGATCAAATACAACAATTTTCATATATATTTAATATATAAAGTTATTATATATTAAAATATATCATAAAAAAATCATTATTTTTATATTTTATACTATATATAATAAATGAACATTACAAAAAAAGAATATGAAAAAATATTAAAATTTTATAAAATAAAAATCCCTTATTCAAATCGATTATTAGAAAAAAAAGCACATGATATATTATCGTCTAAATTATGTCGTTGTATAAAAAAGGTTGCACCTGATAATGAAGCAAAATCAATTAGAATATGCACAAAAACTATTTTTAATAATAAAGGATTAAAACGAGGTAAATTTACATGCAAGAAAAAACAAAAGTTAGAATTTAGAAAAAAACAAAATAAAACTTTAAAAAAAATATAATTATTAATTATAAATGGAGAATAATGAGATTACCAAAAAACTCGTCGAAACAATTCCAGAATTTTTTGAATTTGAAGAATCCGAAATTGTAAGTGAATTTAAGAATTCATTTAAAGAATGTAAAGAAGAAATTACTGATTTTGTACCAGTATTTGATCATATTAGTGAGACAGAAGTTCAACATGTTGAGGATGAATCAGAAGAAGTTGAGCATCATGATGAACATGTTGATGATCAATCAGAAGAAGTTGAGCATCATGAACATGTTGATGATCAATCAGAAGAAGTTGAGCATCATGATGAACATGTTGATGATCAATCAGAAGAAGTTGAGCATCATGATGAACATGTTGAGGATGAATCAGAAGAAGTTGAGCATCATGATGAACATGTTGAGGATCAATCAGAAGAAGTTGAGCATCATGATGAACATGTTGAGGATGAATCAGAAGAAGTTGAGCATGATGAACATGTTGAGGATCAATCAGAAGTTGAGCA